TCATGGTCATTGGCTCCTGACTGCACAGTGTCTATATCATTAGAACTTCCTGAGATAGTCCAAGCATTAGTACAACCTATCACCTCACATTTAACATTAAGGTTATTGGAAGCACCTGTAATAGCAAAGTCTTGATCCCCTGATGTGGCAGTTGCGTCTGCACCTTGCGTAAAGATTAAGACATTTCCATCTCCACCAGAAGAAGCCCAATCAAAATCTGATCCTGCTACGTCTCCCGTTGCACCCACTGCAAAAGTAGCTGAACCGCTATCTCCTGTATTGCTGTAAGTCCAACTGGAACTATTGCCTTGTAGAATGCTCGCTGCCAGAGTATTGCTGCTACCTATTTGGTCTATGTCTAAAGTCATAGAAGTACCACTTACAATAGCTCTAGCTGAAGTAGTACCAACTTTATTGGTTGCACCAATCTGGTCAATCGTAAGCGTTAATCCTGTCCCCGTCTGGGTAATATATATGTCGTTGTTACCCGCGTATATAGATGACGTAACTAACAGAATAATTAAAGTAATAAATTTCTTCATCTTATTCCTCCAATGCAAGTATAATATAAGTACACTCTAATTAAAATCCCAAAGCTCTTTTTCTATTCCATCTATGACTAATCCATAGACGGCAGCTTCTATTGCTTTTCTTGTAGCCAGTCCTACAGGTTCGTTAAATGTACTCCCTGTTTCACCTTCTCCTAATTGCGTTCCTAGTTCATAGAATCTGAATAAATCAGTTCCTCTACCTGTGGATAGTATGGTTTTTGTAGCTGTTATATTGATTATTACTTCGCCTGTTTGCACCAAAACTGCCCTAAGAATAACCGTTACTTTATCTTCTCTGTATTGATTCCTTATACCTATACCTAAATACCTCGCTCCATTACCTCCTGTTCTTAGATTGGTATCGTAAGAGACAATTCCCCCCTCTAATAGTATTCCTGCATAAAGTAAGGGTTTAAGTATGTTTTCCCCTTCTCCTGCGTAAGTTTGCCTAGTGTTTTTAATGAGTTGTCTTTCTCTGGTCAGACCATCTAAGCCTGTTCTTTCCACAACAACAAACCAGCTTCCCCTCCCTGCATCGCGTAATGCCTGTATAAGCATGTGTTCTGCACCCTGTGTAACGGCGGTACTAAAACTGGCTAGGTTATCACTAGATTTTCTCTGTCCTGTTAAGTCAGGGAAACTATAAACTGCAACTACGGCTTTAGTATTAGGGGGAGGAAGGTTTAATAATTGATTAGCTGAAGTCGGAACAATCTGGGGACCCTGTTCACAAGTAAAGGGGAACTTACATTTATCATACTTGGGATTTAACGCTATAGGAGCGCAACTATTTAATAATATAACGACTAGAACTAAATACCACTTCATCCGTCACAATCAATCCAACAGCCACCAAAACTTCCTACTGGAATAACTATTTCAGTTGTAGAAATAAGCACCCCGTCAAACCATTCTTCAATGATTAAGGTAATTGTGGTTCCGTCATTTATCCATTTTAATATGTTACCCTCTAAATTTATCTCACCTGCTATCGGATTATCTTTTGTGGGTATACCACTGTAATTAAATAATGATTCAGAAATATCCTTCGCCAGTGTTGAATAGATCCTTGATTCCAGGTTACGAATAAACTTAGCTAATACTGTATTGTCTGCTTCACGTTCCGCTTCTTCTAAAACATCTTGTATCTCTTCAGCTATCTTTTCCTGTCTAGTTCTTTCTTGCTCATCAATCGTTAAATAATGTGCGGATTGATTTTGTCCGTTAAATGCAGGGCTACCAAACTTATGTACTAATTGATCTGCTTGTAATAAACCAACCATTAATATGGCAAAAATTATAATTACACAGGTGCCTAATAATTTGTAATTAGGTTTTTTTATTTGCTTCTTGTTGCGCTTGTTCATCTAATTTCATCCTTTCCTTTAACTCTATCACAGTATCTAATTTCTGTTGTAGTCTGATAATATCGTTGTCCAGGAGTCTGATACGGTCTATTAAATCTACCACTATCTTTTGAGTTTCTCCCAATCGAGTCTTTATTTTGGTGGTTATAAAGTTCCAAATAAAATAAATCATGTAAAGCAGACCCACTGTAGCAACAATAGGGAAGCCGTAATCGCTGATGGCTTGTGCTATATCCATCAGTCTTTCCTTGCATCTTCCTTTCCATCTGCTCTTGCAATTCTTTCTAAATCTGGGCGAATACCTAATACACTACACATAGTAGCGTCTACTCTGATGAGATCATGACTCATGGTTTTAGTTCTATTATCTAATCCTTGAACTATAACAAAGATACCGTTTACTTGGCTAACCACACTTTCTAGTATGTATTTGATAGTTAAGAAAATAAAGAAACCACAGACTAAAGTTATGGCGATAGGAAACCCTACGTCTCCAATTAACCCAAAGACTTCTTTCATTTTTAATCTTCGCCTTTAAATTTCTTAGATGCACCTGAGGTTCCTGCATAGAGTCCAAACCAGGCGGCTCCTGCACCTACAATAACTGAGATTAAACCTGACTGCTCAAATGAAGGTGCTTCTAGTTCCATGAACCACATCACTGTGTAATAAAGCAAAACTATATAAACAGTTAAGAAAGCTCTTGGAAATATGCGCCAACTATCCACGGCTTGCGCTAAGAATATCCATCGTTGATGAGGGTTTTTAGTGCCTTCATCTTCCAATTCCCTAATTCTATCTTTAAGGTCTGCTTTTTCTTGTAATAATGCCATGAATTTATTAAGGTCTATTTCTACCTCATTTCTATCCATGTCTCCGCCGAATCTTCCTGATGGGTCATTACTCATTTTAGTCCTCCTCTTCTTTATCGTAGTCCCTATAGAACTTTATGATACCTAATATATCTTTTATATACCTAGTGATGTCCGCCATGTCCATACTTAAATGCTCGTACTCTTTACTCGATAACGTATAAAATGCTCGTCGTGGAGCTTCTCCTTTTTCTAAATTATCTAAATAAATTTCCATTCTTTCAGGAGTCATGATCTCCCAATCCACGGGATCCATCTGCACTTCCATAGGCAATGGTGGGTGATACATAGGTGGACGTTCCGCTATGGTGGTTACAGAAACAGGTTTGGCTTTGGGCTGGATCATAGAACAACCTGAAGCTATTAAAGCCAAACTAACTATTAGTGCTATCTTCTTCATCAAATTGAGTTGGATCAGTTAATTTTTCTAAATTTTCTAAAACTCGTTTAGAAGCCCTGTTTATTTTACCTTCCATTAATTCTGGTTTTGCTAAGGTCAGTTCATCTAGATCATGAGAAGCAAATGTTTTTCGTAATTTATTTACATCACGCATCGCTTCTTGCTTTTCCCTCTCTAAGGAAACTAATTGAGTCTGGGTTTGTTTTTGTCTATTAAGGTGGTTTTCTATCGCCTCGTTTTGTTCTTGTATCTTGGTTTCTAAAACAATTTGATTACCCTTTAACGTACTTATATCATCCTGTAGTCTATCTATCCAATACGCTGAACCTGCTATTGTTGCTAATAGCAGTCCACCCATAATGAGAGCTAATTTCACTTTTTCTTCACAGGAACAAAGATTCCTTTTTCAATAAGAATAGCTCTATTTGCTAGGTGTGCATCTTCTACTAAGGCTTTATTTTCAGCGTTATATTTAACCGCGTAACACTCTTTGATCATGAGTTCATTGACATTGCGTAAACTGCCCTTTTCAAACTCCGCCCAAACTTCTGCTATTACGCGCCCAAACTTTCCTTTAGAGTCTTTTATTTTAGTTTTTAAGACAATCTTTTTCCCTTTAATACTTTCTTTAAGAAAGGCTTTACTGAGTTTTCCACGTGCTTTTTCATCTTTGTCTCGCGTACGACTTTCAGGGGTATCAATGCCAGCCAACCTAACGCGAACAGCATGATGAACATCGAAGCCAAGGTCAAGAATAACATCCATAGTGTCACCATCCACCACTCTTTTAACTTTACATTTATATTCGTACATTTAATCATCTCCTCTTAATACCTTATCCCTTAACCGTAATGCTCTATCCCCTACTTGACTGGACCATTTAGAATCCATCATTTCAACAGCTGCTGTTTCCCACTGCGCAGTGTGCATAGCTGCTAAAAATCTTTTAAAATTACTTAGACGCGGATGCCCCAGATTAAAACACATATTAGCCATAACTCGTTGTCTAGTGTCGTCTAAATTACGCCACCAAGGTTCCTTCATATCTAGTTCCTCACAAACTATTTTTATATCTTGATTAAAACATTCTTCCACCCGTTCTTCTGACACAGGAGTTCCCACTGGCTTTCCATATTCTTCATCTTTTTCTGTTATTAAATGTCCAATTCCAAATGTAGCATAGCCTAAATGATCCTCATAAATTTCATAGACACACCCTTCATCATCCATAAGCTCTTGCATTAATTTATCCATGTTCATAGTACGGGTACCTCGATTGCTCCGTTGGTAGAAATACTTAATTTGCCCAAACCACTGACACCTTCGACTCCTCGCTCTGTTCCCGCATAAATATCTACCCATAATGATCCTGTCCATAGTTGTAATTGACTGGTGGATAAATTCCAAATAATATCGCCTGCTTGAAATTGATTTTTATTACGTTCTGTAGCATTAACGGAAAGAGTAGAATCAATATCAACTTTATTTAAGCTAAGCTCCAATACCCTAACTAAACGGTTAAACGTTTCAGGGGAAATTTCTCCTATCGCAACGGGTAATTTAGTTTCTAATAATTTAGCCATTAGCGTTTACCGTTGGGACGTAAATCCATTCGCATCGCTCCTACTCGGAATCCTACTCCTAACCTAGTTCCTGAAGAACCGTCGTCATCGGATTCGATTCGCAACGCCGCTTGCCGTGCCCGTAAGCGAGTATTAATTTGTGTTGTAGTGGCGGTACAGGTGGTTGTAGAAGACGTGGAAAGGCTTTCCCCTGGAAAATTTCTCTTTTTTAAAACAATATTAATTGTTTGATCCGAACCACCGTTCCCTGTAAATTTAATATCGGGAATAATACGTCGTATTTGTTGAAACTCCTCCCCCGCAGGGTCAATATCAAAATCACTGGATTCTATATAAACACTGTCCATCGGAGAACCATCGGCATCATTTCCTGTTTCATGATCATATAAATAACCTACATTGGCTGTGGTATAA